CAAGGTACAGAAGCATTAAGTCGCAGTATTGCTATGGATGCTGTTTTACTTTCTGCAAGTTTCTCTGTTAACCCAGATGATGCACAGATGGTTGAAGTTAATTTCAGACCTAACAACGTACCAAGCTTTGACTTTAGTACTTCTTCATAGTCGGTTTATACCCCTTTGCCTTGTTGCCGAGGGGTTTTTTAATGCGTACAGTTATAAAGCAAACAGAATTACCCTTTATGGCTACAGCTAAGACAAAGCTTAATCCGTTAGATCGGCTAAAAAAAGCATCTAATTTAACTGCTGAAAAAAAAGTCGTAAAACTAACAGACGGTACAGAGTTTGAGTTTTGGTGTGCTCCTATGACAATGGCTGAAAGGGAGCAAGCTCAGAAAGGAACAAAAGATGATGCCAATGCTTTTGCTATTCGTTTATTTATTCGTAAAGCAATGCAAGAAAATGGAAGCAGAATGTTTCAATCTGGTCAAATTGATGAGTTAAAGCATGAAGTTAGTGCAGAAAACATGGATCGTTTAATGCTTGCAATGTTGCCAACAACAGAAGAAGAGGATGATCTTGACCCAAAAGAATAAAAGAAGCTCTTAAAAAAGA